AGCGAGAGTGGATCCGCCCTTTAAAAATTATGGAAGAGTTTATTAAAATATTTCAGGGCTTGAATAGAGCTCATGGCGTCACGTATGTGGATAGGAAAGGTGCCGATGGTCAAAAGATAAAAGGTAAATCTTTTGTACAAAGAGATATAGTCACAGAAAAAATGTGGCACAATCATTTAAACGGTATTGAACCTAGTCTAGGTATCATACCAATCACAGATGATAATACATGTAAATGGGGATGTATTGATATAGATTCTTATGCAGGTTTTGATCACAAAAAATTAATAAATAAAATTAAAAATTTAAATTTACCACTGTTAGTATTTAGATCTAAATCAGGTGGTGCACATGTATTTTGTTTTACAACAGTTCCTGTTGAAGCAAAATTAATGAGAGATAAATTAATATCGGTCAGTGCAGTGTTGGGTTATGGTGGATCAGAAGTATTTCCAAAACAAGTAGAATTAAAATCCAAAGATGATACAGGAAACTTTCTTAATTTACCATACTTTAATTGTAAAAATACAACAAGATATTGCTTCAATGATAATGCAGAAGCTGTTAGTCTGGATGGTTTTTTTAATTTATATCAATTAAATAAAATAACTCCAGATCAATTAGAAAATTTAAAAATAAAAAGACCAGAGTCAGAGTTTAGTGATGGTCCTCCTTGTTTAGAATCAATAACACAAACAGAAATAAAAGATGGTAGAGATAGAATACTTTATCAATACATACAATATGCAAAAAGAAAATGGCCAGAGAGTTGGCAAGGAAAGATAAACGCATTTAATTATAAATACTTTGAGAAACACTCTGAGGGACCTTTGGATGATAAAATAGTTCAAGGTAAAATAAAATTTAACGATGGTAAAGATTTAGGTTTTAAATGTAATGAAGATCCAATGTGTAATCATTGTGATAAAAAACTATGCAGAACTAGAAAGTTTGGTATTGGTGGTGAGTCTGTGTTTCCAATCCTATCTGATTTACAAAAGGTAGAATTAGACGAACCTTACTATTGGGTTAATGTAGATGGTGAGAGAGTTAAGTTAGATAACATAGACTACTTAATAGAACAAAGATTATTTAGAAGAACTGTTGCAAAACAAATAAACAAAAAACCAAAACGAGTAACAGTGAAAGAATTTGAAACATATGTTGATCAACTACTACAAGGTGTAGAAATAATAAAAGCACCAGAGGGATCGTCAATAGTAGATCAATTGAAAGAACATTTAGAAGAGTTCTGCACAAATAGAACTGCTGCAGAGACTACAAAGAAAGATATACTAAATGGAAACGTTTATACAGAAGAAGGCAAACACAAATTTATATTTCATAAATTTTATCACGGACATCTACAAAGAAAGAAATGGCCAGAGAAACCACAAGTCACTCAACAGATGTTAAAAGAATACTGTAGTTGTAAGGATGATAGAATTATTATTGGTAAGAAAAGACCAACCATTATGGTGGTGGATGCTTTTGAAAAACCAGAGAATACTCACACACAAAGAAAATTAAAAGAGGAGTCACCGTATTAATATGAGAACAATAGTATTAGGACCGCCAGGCACAGGTAAAACTCACACTCTTTTAGAAAAGGTAGATGATTATTTAAAAACAACTAACCCAGATCGTATTGGATATTTTGCTTTTACAAAAAAAGCAGCTAACGAAGCAAAAGGTAGAGCGATGGATAAGTTTAATTTATCTGAGGATGACTTACCATACTTTAGAACACTACACTCTTTAGCGTTTAGAATGCTTGGTATTAAAAAGAATCAAGTTATGCAACGAAGACACTATGAAGATCTAGGTAGAAAAGAAAATTTATTTTTAGATTATAATGATTATGATGAAGAAGAGACAGGATTGTTTACAACTAAAAGTGATTATCTTAGAATTATACATTTAGCAAAATTAAGAAACATCAGTATCGATAAACAATATAATTTAAAAGAACACAATCAAGACGTTGAATACAAAACACTAATACACTTAGCTAACGAACTAGATAGATATAAAAAAGAATACAATCTCATAGACTACAACGATATGATTTTAAAATTTATCAAGTCAGATAAATCACCAAACTTTGATGTAGTATTTGTAGATGAAGCACAAGACTTATCTCTTATGCAATGGGATATGGTTAAGACAATATGGGATAAAACAGTTGACTCTTATATTGCAGGTGATGATGATCAAGCAATATTTAGATGGGCTGGTGCAGATGTAGATTCTTTTATTACACAAAAAGGAAAACCTTTACCACTAACTAAATCAAGAAGAGTGCCAAGAAAAATACATGAGTTAGCAAGTTCTATTATTGGTAGAGTCAATAACAGAATAGATAAGAACTGGAATCCAAAACAACATGAAGGAAGACTTACACCATATGATAGTTTTGAAGATGTAGATATGTCATCAGGTAAATGGTTAGTGTTAACTAGAACTAGATCCATGTTAGACCAACTAGAAGATACTATAAGAGACAAAGGTTTTTACTATGAGAATAGATTTAAAAAGTTATATGAAAAAGATATTCAAGAGGCAGCTTTAAACTGGGAACATTTAATTAAAGGACAAATGTTGGATTCAAAACAAATAGAAGGTATTTCAAAATACATTAGCAAAGAAAAATGGAACAAGGATAAATTAAAATCGATGGTAAAAAATAGTTTGTATAGTTTAGAGCAGTTACAAAAAGACTATGGACTTGGAACAAAAGAGATTTGGTATGAAGCATTTGATCAAGCAGGGCAGAAAAGAATTAATTACATAAGACGTATGAAACGTAATGGTGAGATGTTGAATAAAGAACCACGGATCAAACTATCAACAATACATAGTGCAAAAGGTGGTGAAGAAGATAATGTTGTATTACTTACTGATCTTACACACAATACAAAAAAATCATACGACAAAAACCAAGATGATGAAACAAGATTATTTTATGTAGGTGCAACTAGAACTAAAGAACATTTACATATTATAAGACCAAAAGATGAAAACAAATGTTATCCAATGCAGGAGGTACTATGACAAATAAAGGTATGTTTAAAGGAACGACATACGATTCTTTAGAAGAGCAGGTCGGCGGGAAACACTATCGCTCTATGAAAATTCAACCCGCAGAATTTATTAATGAAAATAAATTATTATTCGCAGAAGGCAATGCTATAAAATATATTTGCAGGCATCAGTCTAAAGGAAAAGAACAAGATATACAAAAAGCAATACATTATCTAGAGATGATATTAGAAAGGGACTACTCATGAGCTGGGAAGAATATGTAAAACAAGCAAAGATATCAGAGGAAAAATTTGCAAAAAATTTAACTAATCCAGTATGGGCAAACAGCTATCAAAATATGAAAGAACACTGGGATGTCAAAGGAATCTTTAAACAAAAACTTTATAAGTTTGATGTTAAAGGAATGAAAAAGAAAAATAGATGGGACAATAATTTTCAAGATGATATTGCGTGGGTTGAGGGAACAAATGTTAGAGGTGAACCTGGTTGGGTAAAAGGTAAAGCTGACTATATTGTTTTTGAAAGAAATAACTATTGGCTAGTAGTTGATAGACAAGAGTTATTAAATCATGTAGTAAATAAATTAAAGGAGAAAGGTTATCAAAAGGGTAAAGGTATTTATCAAGTTTATCAAAGAGAAGGTAGGTTAGATAAAATTACGATGGTTCCATATGAAGATATAGAGAAACTAACTAACATAGAAAAGGTAAACAAAAATGATACAGAAACCAATATTTAAACCACAAACAGAATGGCTACCACCAACAGAGTTTCCAGACCTATCAAACAGAAATGAGATAGCAATTGATTTAGAAACAAAAGATCCAGACCTTATGAAGATGGGATCAGGATCTATTATTAAAAATGGAGAAGTTGTAGGTATCGCTGTAGCTGTAGAAGGTTGGTCAGGGTACTATCCGATAGCACACGAGGGTGGTGGTAATATGGACTTTAGAATGGTTCTAAACTGGATTACAGATGTTTTAAAAACACCAGCTACAAAAATATTTCACAATGCAATGTATGATGTGTGTTGGTTAAGATCTATGGGTTTAACTATTAATGGTAAGATAGTTGATACAATGATAGCCGCTGCACTCTGTGATGAGAATCAATTTCGTTTTGATCTAAATACTTGTTCTAAAAAATATACTGGTTCTACTAAAGATGAAACAGCATTGTACGCAGCAGCAAAAGAATGGGGAATAGATGCAAAGGGTGAGATGTATAAACTTCCTGCTATGTATGTAGGACAGTATGCAGAAAAAGATGCGGCAATAACATTAGAACTCTGGCAGATATTAAAAAGAGAAATAGATCAACAAGATATAAATTCTATTTTTGAATTAGAGACTGAACTATTTCCTTGCCTCGTTGATATGCGATTCTTAGGCGTTCGTGTAGATACCCAAGCAGCATTTGAATTGAAGCAAAAATTATTAACAGAAGAAAAAGAGTGCTTACAAATAGTAAAAAAAGAAACAGGAGTAGATACTCAAATATGGGCTGCACGTTCAATTGCGAAAGTCTTTGAAAAACTTCACCTCCCATTTGACCGAACCGAAAAAACAAATTCTCCATCATTTACCAAAAATTTTTTACAGAACCATCCACATCCAATAGTTCAAAAGATTGCACGGGCTAGAGAAATAAACAAAGCACATACAACATTCATTGATACCATAATCAAACATGAACATAAAGGACGAATCCATGCTGAAATAAACCAGCTTCGTGGTGATAATGGTGGAACTGTGACTGGTAGATTCTCATACTCGAATCCTAATCTACAACAGATACCAGCACGTAACAAAGAACTTGGACCATTAATCAGATCGTTATTTATACCAGAGGAAGGTCATACGTGGGGTGTATTTGACTATTCTCAACAAGAACCAAGGTTAGTGGTGCATTATGCTTCTTTGCAAAATCTGTATGGTGTAGAGGACGTATTAGATGCGTATAATGAAGGTGAAGCTGATTTTCATAATATTGTA